GCGTTGTGTTTTTATTGTCATAATTCGGGGAACGGTGCAAGTTAAGATAGGTAAGATGGGAACGAGTTGTTTTCGGAATGTTTATATATATAAAGCTTTGCTCGAATCGTCATTTTTTGACCGACAGCAAGGATACATAGTTGACAGGTGTGTTTTTTCATGTGTTCAAAAACTTTAAAAAAACGTATGTTTTTCGGAGGTGCCTAAAATGACTGCCGGCCGACCTCGAGATCCTACAGGGACTTTGAAACTACGCGGCACGCTCCGCGGCGATCGCCGTCATGCTGACGAGCCGACTCCGGATATCTGCATCCCGAAAAAGCCGTCGTTTCTCAAAGGTGCCGCCGCGAAGGAATGGAAGCGGATCGCCATTGAGCTGCACACGCAAAAGCTGTTAAGCGAAATGGATCTGGCGGCGCTTGCCGGGTACTGTCATGCGTATGGCGAAGTGATCAAGATCGACAAGGCCATTGCCAAACAGAAAAAAGACATCGAACACGTCCGCAAGGCAATGCTGGTACGCTTACGGCGTGACTTCGGTGTCGATGAGGACCAGGGTCAGCCGGACGCTAAGTCTGTCGAAGGTTTTGGATTTGGTGTCAAGCCTGTCGATGACGACGTGGTAGGCGTGAAAGTCAAGGAAAAGAAAAAGACATGGGAAGAGGAAATTTTCCTGTTATCTCATTCGGCTGAATATCTCTGTACGGGTGCAAAGGGATCGCTGGTATTGAATCCATTGATCAAGGCCCGGGCCGCGGCGTGGGAACTGGTTTTGAAGTTTGGGCGTGAGTTTGGTTTGTCGCCTGTTGCTCGGACGCGGATATCTACCGGCAACGCCGACGATGCTAACCCGTGGCTGGCAAAGATGAAACAGAACGCAGGCTAATTCGAGAGGCTTAAAAATGATCAATGCAGAATATTTGGAAAAGCTTGCCAAGTTCCTTGACGAGCACGGCGAAAAGCTGGAGTCTTTCGGGGTTCTAAATCCTAGCCCCGGCGATGTGATTGTTCTTACCACTGATAAACTTCTATCAGAAGGTGCTATTGAAAGACTTAAAAAAATGTCGGAGGGTATATTTTCGCCAGAATTATTAAAATGCATAGTATTGGAAGATGGGCTGCAGGTGGCTGGTCTGATAAGGTCACCTGAATATGCGAAAAGTTCTGGTCCTAACTGACCGCCATACGCTGTACGCTAAAACTATAACATTTCGAGAGTGTTATGTATGAAAATTTTATGGAATATCCTGCAGGTGCCATTGCGCATCAGTATATCGACGGCGTGCTTGACGGTACAATCGTCGCCTGCGAGTTCGTCAAGCTTGCATGCAGACGCCATCTTGATGATCTGGAAAACGGACACAAGCGAGGTCTATGGTTTGATCCGGATGCGGGCCAGCATGTCCTCGATTTCAAGCAGTCGCTAAAGCACTCCAAAGGTAAATGGAGGGGCAAGCTGCTGATCCTGGAACCGTGGCAGGTGTTCATCAACTGGGTTGTTTTTGGCTGGAAAAACGACGAAGGCACTCGGCGATTCAATAAGATGTATGAAGAGGTCGCTCGTAAAAACGGCAAGTCGACAGAAGTCGCCAGTACAGGACTTTATGGGCTGGGGTTCGATGGCGAAGGTGGCGCAGAGATATACACCGCCGCGACCAAAAAAGACCAGGCGAAGATCATCTGGAAAGAGGGATGGCGGATGTGCCGCCAGGCGAAGGACTTCGGCGGGCTTGCCGGCAGGACACAGCTTTCAATATTCTTCGAAAGTACAGACTCGCTGTGGCAACCGCTGGGAAAAGACAGTAATTACCAGGATGGGCTTAATACTCACTTTGGTCTGATCGATGAGTATCACGCATGGCCGGATGCTTCTTTGTATGACGTGATCGAATCGTCTATGGGTGCCAGGGCAAACCCGCTTTTGGTCGTGGTAACAACGGCCGGTTTTAACAAGCATTGTGCTTGTCACGATGAACGCGACTATGCTGTTGGTGTGCTTCGCGGTACATTCGTCGACGATTCATATTTTGCGGTCATCTATACGCTGGACAAAGGCGACGACTGGAAAGACGAAAAGGTATGGATCAAGTCGAATCCTAACCTGGGCATCAGCGTGATGTGGAAAGATATCCGTAACGCCGCACGAAAGGCAAAGCAGCAGTCATCCAAAAAGAACAATTTTCTGGTCAAGCGAATGAATATCTGGACATCGCAAGTCACCGCATTTCTCGACATGGAGAAATGGGACGCCTGCGATGACACTTTCAAAGAAGAGGACCTGCTGGGCAGGCCGTGTTTTCTTGCTCTTGACCTTGCCACCAAAATAGACATTGCCGCACTGGTCGGAACGTTCAGGCTTGACAATAATAAACTCGCCGTGCTTGCAAAATTCTATTGTCCCAAAGAGACGATCGCAAAACGGGAACGAACCGACAAGGTTACATACCAGGCGTGGGTCGAAGATGGATTCTTGACAGCGACCGAGGGCAGTCGGATCGATTACGATATCATCAAGGCTGACATCTTTAAGTTCAACCAGCTTTTCGAGCTGCAGAAAATCGGTTTCGATAAGTGGAACTTTGAATATTTATATCAGAGACTGGTCAAAGAAGGCATCAACTCGGAGATCTGTTTCGAATATCCTCAGACGCTGCAAATGATGTCCGAGCCGACCAAAGAACTGGAAGTCCTGGTAGCTGAAAAACGGATTGTTCATAACGGCAACCCGATTCTGCAATGGATGGCGGGCAATACCGCAGTTCATACAGACGGCAACGAAAATATAAAGCCAATGAAAAACAAGTCTGGCGGAAAGATCGACGGCATCCAATGTCTTGTCATGGATATCGGTATGGAGATGGGCGAAAACGAAGATGTAGAATCTGTTTACGAAAAACGGGGATTACTCGAATTTGAATACTAAATTTCTAAAATCAATCGGCGACTTTGGCGGATGGCTTCAAGATAAGTTCAGCGCCGTTGCCAGTACCGCTTCGTGCGGTCGGACATGGTTTCCCGTAGGCGGTGGAAACTTTTTGAACCTGTCAAAGCAAAAGGTCAATAACGATTCCGCTTTGACGCTTTCGCCCTGGTACGCCGGGATCAACGCGATATCCGGCGATACGGCAAAGCTGCCTGTCGACATTCAAAGGTCGCAGGGTGAAAGAAGATTAAATCTTGTCGACCACACGCTGCATCGGCTGCTGAATTTCCAGGCGAATCCGCTGATGGACGCGATGACTTTTCGCCAGACGATCCTTGCCCACGCTATCGGATGGGGAAATGGGTACGCCGAGATCCAGCGGGACGCTTTGGGAAATGCGATCGCGTTGTGGCTGTTGCGGCCGGACATGTTAAGCCGTATCGAAAAGACCAAAGACGGACGGCTGATCTATGAATTTTCCAACACCTGCGGCGGAACCGCAAGGCTGGACAGCAAGGATGTTTTCCACGTTCACGGACTGGGATACGATGGGATCGTCGGATACAACGTCGTCAGGTACGCAGCCGAATCGATCGGGCTGGGGATAGCCGCCCAAAAGTTCGGCGGAGCGTTCTTCGGCAACGGATGCAACCAGTCCGGAAGCCTTACGACAGAGCAAAAACTGTCGGAACCGGCACAGGAACGTTTGCGGGCTCAGATAAAAAAACATCACGGCGGTGTTGAGGACTCAAACAAACTGTTAGTTTTGGAAGAGGGTTTGAAATTCGAAGGGAATCTGATTCCTCCGGATGACGCTCAATTCCTCCAAACGCGGCAATTTCAGGTTATCGAAGTTGCCAGATTTTTAAGGATACAGCCGCACAAGCTCGCATCGCTGGAACGGTCGACGTTCAGCAACATAGAACATCAAAACATCGACTACGTCACCGACTCGCTGGACCCTTGGATCAAACGGTTCGAGCTTGAAGTGTGGAACAAACTATTCACTGAAACAGAACAGTCGCAAGGGTATTACGCAAAACTCAACGTCAATGCGTTGCTCCGCGGCGATGTAAAAACCAGATCTATGTATTACAAGTTGATGCTGAACAACGGCGTTATGAGCATCAACGAGGTTCGGGCGTTGGAAGATATGAACCCGATCGAAAACGGGGACATACATTTCGTACCGATGAACATGCTTCCGCTGGAAAGAGCGGATGAGCTTGGAAAGAAAGAAAGCAGCTCAACTTCGCAGGCCGAGCCGATGGTAGAAAACATCGCCGGCAGGCTGGCAAAAGCCGAGTGCAGCGAAGTTGGAAAACATATCGCCCACCGCGCAGACGATGAGGATAAATTCAACGAGTGGATGCGGGCGTTTTATAAAAAGCATGACAAGTATGTCGAAAACGCGATCGCACCGTTGAAAGTTTTCAACGCCGATATGGTGGTCGACGTGATGGACCTGACATTAAAAACTAAACTGATGGCCGGCGGAACGGTTGACCTGACCGTCGAAAATCGAAAGCAATATATCAAAGCGGTTCTTTTTGGAGCGTTAAAAAATGTTTGAATCTAACATGTTCGCAATAATGCCCGACTGCATCGAGGGCGTGATCGCTCAACGCGAGGCAGCCGCTGCAAATATTTCACCGATCGAGGCTAAGCTGGAAATAGAAAACGCATTGTCCAGGGCGTCGACCCGTTTTAAAAATGTCAAAGGCGACATCGCCGTTCTGCCGGTCCGAGGGTTTATCTCGCACCGGATGACTATTTGGGCGGCGCTCGGGTTTGAAGCGTCAAGCGAGATGTTTGGAAAATGGCTCGACGCGGCGATGGCAGATGCAAGCATCGGTTCGATCATTATCGACATCAATTCGCCGGGCGGTACCGTACACGGGCTGACGGCGATCAGCGATAAAATATTCGCCGCACGCGGCAAAAAGCCGATCATCGCTGTTTCAAATTCGCTGATGGCATCGGCGGCATATTTCCTGGGCTCGGCAGCCGACGAGATCGTCGCCGATCCCGATTCGCTGACAGGCAGCATCGGCAGCGTTGCCGTCCATGTCGAGCAGTCAAAGATGCTGGAAGGACTCGGCATCAAGGCGACGATCATCCGATCGGCAGAGTTTAAATACGAAGGAAACTCGATCGAGCCGTTGACCGAACAGGCCAGGGCAAGAATACAATCGGATATCAACAGTTTCGCGGCGACCTTTATCAACGCTGTCGCACGAAACCGCAAAACTACCGCGACCAACGTCAAGGCTAATTTCGGCAAGGGCGGCGTTTTTCGAGCCGAAGAGGCGGTTGCGGCCGGGATGGTCGACCGCGTAGCCACGCTCGAACAGGTTATCGACAGGGTCCGCAGCGATGAAAGCCCGACGAACAGCCGAAACCGCAACCGGATGGCACGAAACACCGTGGCAGTAAAGCAGGCAATCGCAAAACAAATGCAGATGACTTAAATTTCAAGGTCAAGGCGGCAGCCGGGCGGCGAAATTGTAGAACCTAAATGAACACTAATATTCACTAATTAAAAAAGGACAGATAATGGAAAAGTTAAAAGCACTTAAAGCCAAACACGCCGCTAAAGTAGCGGAGATGACGGCTATCATAAGCGCCGCAGAAGCTGACGGCGACAGGGCACTAACGGCCGAAGAGCAGACAAGCTTCGACGCGTTCAAGTCCGAAGCCGATGCCCTGGAAACAAAGGTCACAAATCAGGAAGCGATCGTCAAGGCAACTGCCGAGGCAACTCGACAGGCAGCCATCAAAGCACCTGTACTCGCTCGTCAGATCAGCGATGACGGAAGTGTTGACCCCAACGCTCAACGCCCGGCCGGTCATCAGCCAGGTG